GCCGGGAGCAGTTTCGTTCAGGGAAATTTTCGCAGCAGATTACTGATGGCACGGCCCGGGTCGACGGATACACCGACGATGTGGTTTCGTCGCCAGAAGGAGACCACGGTAGGGCCGGCAGTGCCGGTTGAATAAACAGATGTAATCCCACCGCGACTGGCCCGGGGGGTCAGTCAAGGGCCCGGGGGGCTCTCAGGAGGGGCGTTTGTTGCATTTCCAACAGTTAACGCCAACCTTTTAAGGAGAGTTCCCTTTGGCTAATACATACACAGCCCTCATTCCCAAAATTCTCACTGAGGCACTTGAGGTGCTTCGTGAGACCGCCGCGACGATCACCTCTGTAAACCAGGGGTACACGTCCGCGGCCAGCCGTCCTGGTGACACGGTGACGATCCCCGTTCCTGTTGCACAGACGGCCGCGGCAGTTACGCCCGCCATTACGCCGCCCGCCAACACCGATCAGACGCCGACGTCGGTGGTGATCAAATTGGACCATTGGAAAAAGACCGATTTCCATATGAGCGACAAAGACGCTCATGAGATTGAAAACGGCCGCTATCGCAACACCCAGTCCGCTGAGGCCGTCCGCGCCCTGGCGAATCAGATCGACGCCGACTTGTTTGCATCCGCATACGATGCAGTCGACAACACCAACGGCGTCGCCCAGCACGTCGGCACGGCCGGCACCACGCCGTTCGCCACTGCTGCGCTGCTCAATTCCACATGGCAGAGTGGGGCAAATAAACTCCTGAACACCGCCCTTGCCCCCAAGGCTGACCGCTTCGTGGTCATGGATGAGAGTGCCGAGGGGAATGCGATGTCTCTCTCACTGTTCACTCAGGCCGATCAGCGCGGCGACCAGGGTGGGGTGATTGAGGGCGAAATCGGCCGCAAGCTGGGCGCCCGGTGGTTGATGAATCAGAATGTGCCGACGTTCACCGGCGGGACACTGACGGATGGGTCCAATAAGGCCGCCTTGATTAACTCGGCCGTATCCGCTGGCGCGACCACGATGGCGATTGATGAGTCCTCTCTGTCGGGAACGCTGGTGACTGGTGATGTCTTTACCGTCGCAAATGTCACTGGTTATTTCATGGTCACCAACGGGACCCTCACAGCGGGCTCCAATGCTCTGACCGGCATCAATTTTTACCCGGCAGCTCCAACAGGCGGCTTTGCTGACAACGCCGCGGTGACCTTCGCCGGCGATCATGTGATCAATCTGGGCTTCCACCGGAATGCTTTCGCTCTGGCGTTTGCGCCGGCTGCACCGCCTGACAGTTTCGGCGGTGGGAACATTATTGAGTCGGTCACTGACGCGCAGACCGGCGTCTCGTTACAGCTCGAAGTGAGCCGGGAGTATTTCCAGACGACATGGCGTTTCAGCGTGTTGTATGGTGTTTCATGCCCGCGCCCTGAGCTGGCCTGCCGCATTATGGGGTAAGCTGTTTTCTCCTCGCGTGAAAGCGGGGGGTTCCGCCGGCGGGGGTGGATTGGTCACGGCCGGCTCAAAAAGCCCTCGCCGGTCTAACCGGCTTAATGGAAGGACGCTCAATGGCATGGCATGGCACGAAATTCGGAGTTCCGGTTCTTGCAGTGCTCCGCAAAAAAGACGGAAATAAGCTAACAATCGCCGCCGCTGACTTTGACGATGCAGTGCATGAGGTGGATGGTGACGGCACGGTCCCCGGCTATGACCCGACCGAAACAGCTGAGGATGTTGTGAACAAGCAGGCCGAGGAGGCCGTTAAGGCCCTCCACAAGGCCGCAGCTGATCAAGCGGTAGCTGATGCGGCCAAGGCGGCAAAGGCGGCCCCTGCACCGAAGCGGGGACGCCCTCGGTCGAAAAAGGAATAACCCATGCCGGCGCGGTATTATTGCAGCGATGGTGACCTCACCGATCAGCTGCCTGACTCTCTGACCGGGAGCCCAATCGACACGGCCGCAAAGCGGGACATTAAGCTCAGGACCGCGGCCCGGGCATGGGTGGACTCAGTTTACCCAGGGGTGGCGCCGTTTGCGAACATTGCAGCACAGACCGTTGACTGGCTCGTTAACCAGAGCGACCACGCCGCCGGTGACACGACCGTAACCATTGACGGCGGCACCGGAAACCCAGCCGTTGACGATTTGTTCAGGGTCGAGAATCAAAACACCTGGTATTCGGTCACCGCCTACAGTTCAAACGTGATAACCTACGCCAGCGGCCCGCCCGATTGGGTAGGCTCGGGGTATGCGATTTTCCCTGACAACGCCCAAATTTACCTTGGAACGCCGCTCCTCATACGCACTGCTGCCACACACTGGGCGTGCGGCTTGGGGATTTTGCTTCTCAGGCGGAACCCAGAGGACAAAGCCGCCTTGGCCGCCTTTGATATGGCCCGGGACACCCTCGGGGTCACTGGGGGGGTCGCCACGCGAGCCCCCTGGCCATACACCGATATAGCCGACGATGCTAAACAGAGCCCGCCGGTGATGCGCTCAGGCATGGCAACGCTGGAAAGATAGCCGCCCGTGGTCGCTAAACTCAGGATCGATACCAAAGAGCTACAGGATGTTCTCGATAAGGTCGAGGAAAGCCTGGGGGGCGACGTTAAGCCGGTCTGGCGCGAATTCGCGCAGTATATGAGGACCGTCACCGACAAAACATTCCGAGCTCTACGGCACGGGGGCACATACCGGGGGGTGACGTGGAAATACTTCGCCCCACAATATCGCCGCAAAACAGACGGGGTTCTCGTGCCGGCAGCTGGTGGGGTGCCGAAGATTCACGGCAAGGGGCAGGTTAAAGGCCGTAAGCGGCCCTCTGGGAAGCGGGTTAAGCCGGGTGACTCTGTAATGCAGGATAACAATGTTCTGCGCCCACGGGCGGCCCTGGTCGTTCGGATGAGCCCCAAAAAGCTCACCCTGGGCCCACAGGGCGTTTTGTATGCGGGCTTTCAGCATCGCCTGCGCCCCTTCCTCTTTTTCACGCCGAAGGACGCCCAGGAAGCGGTTAAGATCGCCGTTCGGCGACTTCACAAAACAGCGGTTAATCCCCTGTGACTGCATTCTCGACTGACGACTATTATAACGTGCTCGCGGAGCATGTTATCGAGGCCCTCCAAGCCGATACAAAGCTGGACGACGCCGGCGCCCTGGACGTTGCTTTATGGGAGCTGGAATTCCGTGAGCATGCGGGGCTATATAACGCCAATGAGCTGCCCGTTGTCGCTGTCACAGTGGATGGTGCAGGTGAAAGCACCGAGCAGATTGGCTCAATTCGACGTTCGTATGAAGTGAGTATATGGGTGGTAACCGATGGCGGCAGAAAGGACGAAACAGAAAAGACCGTCAAGGCGTTCGCGGCTCGAATTGAGCGCGTGATGGGGCAGCAAGGCGATCCAACGAAGCAGCTCGCCGACGTACCCACCGACCTCCTTGAAGCACAGGCAGGGTCGGTGATTGTTACACATACCAGCACCGAAATCGGTGGTGGTGCCGTCGAAGGAAACCTCCGAGGCGCGGCCGTGCTTGGTTTCGGGGTAACCGTTGACTTCACTTTAGTTTTCGATTGACCTTTTTGAAAGGGAATAGACAGGATGGCACTCTCTCGTAACTACGTGATTCAGGTCGCGTCGGCTGCCAAGGAAACTGCATACGACACGGCCGCGACAATCGACAACCGCATAAACGTCAACATCGGGGGGATACCTCGTGAGGTTTCCCAGGTGGTGTCCGATGACGACAAGGTCGGCGGCTTTGAGGAAGCCACGGACGCCGTTGTGTTTGCCCGGCATGTGACGTATGACCTCGGCATTAATCGGGTTAAGCCATTCGCGCTCGGGCATTTTGGTGCTTTCGGCCTGGGGGCCGTTGCCTCAGCGGTGGCCGACACGGGTACACCGGCCATCACGGTCAAGCAGCACGCATGTACGCCGGTGGCTAATGACGGAGCACTAAATTCCTTCACTTTCGAGGAATTCAAAACAAGTGAGGTCAAAAACAAGTTTAGCGGCGGATTGGTGAACACCCTCAATCTGAGCGTGACTCGGGGCGCGAATCGTATGGTCAACATGACCGCCGGTATTATTGCCTCGGGGACTGTTGCTACAGGGGGCGCTGCTGTGACGGAACCAGCTGAAACGCAGCTAAACGCCTCGACGGCTGGGGTTTGGCTTGTTCCCGATGCCCTTAATGTCGATTATGCGACGGCAGCAAACCGAACACAGAACCTTGATACCACCGTCTACAACCTTTCGGGGGCCGTGGTGGACTTAAAAGACCTCCTTCGGTCGGTAACGTGGGATTTCTCCAACAATATCAGTCCCGACGACCTGTATCGAGTCGGCGGCGGGCTGTTCCTGGCAGTGGGGCAACGCAGCGGCCGAACGCAGACGTTGCAGCTGGACTTCGATTACGAGGGCGGCAGTGGAGAGAAGCAGGACGCATATGTCGACGCCCTGCAATCTCAGACTGAGTATTCGTTCCAAATGATTGTGCGAGGAGCAGAAGGTTCAGACGAAAATTATTATCACGGGTTTAGCTTGATTTTTCCGGTCATGCAGCTGATCGATGTTGAAATTGCCGATGATGGTGGGACCCTTGTCAATCGGACTAACTGGCAGATTATGGACGACGACTCCAGTGTTCACAAATCGGTATATCTCGACGTGTTCAACGAAGAAGCCGCATACATGGCGTAGAGGAGGCAGCTATGGCAAAGGCCAGGAGTAAGAAGGAGAAGGAGCCGCATCTTACGTGGACGGCGGAGCATCGCTATGGTGATGTTTATAAATGTAGCAGCGGTGACCGTAGCCTCAGCCATTCGGTGAGAGGGCTGACCGCGGCCCGCGAGAATTTGGCGGACAAGGATACGTCGTTCGCGCAAAACCAGCTCGCAATAGTTGAGGCAAAGCTGGAAGCAATCAATAAGCTGGAATCAAAAGGAGCCCCCTAAAACTTCACAGCGAGGAGACTTAAAATGGCAGTCAGACTGGGAGAGGAAATAGAGGTTAACATTCTCATCGGTGACGAGGAAGTGCGAGCGATTTTTCCCGGCTACACCGATGAGGGTATGGCCGAGGCGATTAAAAAGCTCAGTTCAGGCCGCTCGGTCGTTGTGCGGGGGCAGGCGAAGGACCGCACCCATGAAGCCCGGGTTAAGTTCTTCAACGCTACCTGCCTGCGCGTGGAGAACGTAGAGGCAACGGACGGCACGCCGCTGACACCAGATATACAGGGATGGCGCTCGCAGATCCCCCCGAACTGGAAAGCCTCCTTTGCTATCTATTTCGAGGAGCGGGCGACCCTGAGCGAGGACGAAGTGGGAAACTAAAGCGGGCCGTCCGCGCTCACCGGGAGCGGACACAGGGTGACTGGCCCGACTGTTTTGGTGATGAATGCGGGCATGACCCGGAGCGGGGTTCAGCGTGTGACGAATGCCCCCTGCAAACCCAGGAATATCTCGACCTCCAGGCAGAGACCTCGCCGCTCTTTGAGATGGCCCTGGACTGGCTGGTTGAGCATGAACTGGGGCTCACTGGTGCTCCTGGCCGGCTCAGTTTCAAGGAGCGGCAAGCCGTTAAATTCGTCAGTGGTTACACTCGGATATATGACGATCAGTGTCGTGAGGAAATACGAAAGCTGACCTCTAAGTGATATTATGGTAGCCACAACCGCCAACGTCCGCGTCGTTGCCACATGGGACGGCAAAGACGTTCAAAGGGGCACAAAACAGCTCGATAACGACCTCAATCGCACCAATTCCACGCTTAAACGCATGGCCCCCCTTCTTCGCGCCGTCGGTGCTGCGTTCTCAGCGGCGGCCGGGGCAGCGATGGCGATGCAGGTGGTCAAGATCGCAGACGCCTGGAAGGGCTACGAAAACCGCATAAAGCTATTCACCTCCTCGGCACGAGAGACCGCGGCGGTCAGTAAAATGCTGTTCGACATATCGCAGCGCACCCGCGTCTCGATGGAGTCGACGACGGCACTATATCAAAAGTTCTCTATCGCCAACAAAAGCCTCAAGCTCTCACAGCAGGAGCTGGCGGGCGTTATTGAAACCGTTAACCAAGCCCTCATAATCTCAGGCGGCAGCAGCGACTCGGCTAACGCCGCCGTCGTTCAGCTGGGGCAGGGGCTCGCCTCGGGCGTGCTGCGCGGTGAGGAGCTGAACAGCGTCCTTGAACAGGCCCCCCGGCTTGCCATGGCGATAGCGAACGGTATGGGCGTGGCAATCGGCGCCCTTCGAGAGTTGGGCGCTGAGGGGAAGATTACGGCCGTTCAAGTTATCGATGCGTTGCAATCTCAAGCTGGGGTGGTTGCGAGCGAATATGGGCAAATAGAGGCCACCGTTGAATCGGCGTGGAAGGTGATGACGGACGCCATCGGGCTCTATATCACTGAGTTTGACAAGGCTATTGGCATGACCGAAAAACTCGCCGCGGCTATGCTCTTAATCGCTAAAGGGCTGCATGCCCCTCCCGAGGAAATAGTCCCTGGATCACAGCTGCTGGTGAACCCGCAGGACCAGGGGGCGGTTGACTGGATGGCGGGTCAGGGGTTTGCCTGGGATTCGGGACCGAAAGGTGGAGGCAGGCGTTACGGGGGGCAGTCGGGGTTCGCGCGATTTGGCCAAGCTCTTGAGATAGGCTCAAAGGAGGAAGGGTGGGCCGCTGGGTACAAAGCCTGGGAAGACCAAAGGATGGGAAGAGGGGAGTTCTCAGGTGAGCCCATGTGGGCGGACACTGAAAAGGGAAACAAAGCACTAATAAGGGAGGCGCTTGAATTGCAGGCGGCTAAAGGAGAGTCGGCCTCGCTCGACGCATTGCGGGCCGCTTTCCTTGCAAGTTATGACGCTGTCGAGGAAGCGAAAGTAGCCAAAGAAAAACAGAGGTTAGCCGACCTTGATGCCGCAAATTTAGCAGCGGCCACAAAGGCATGGGACGATTTTATTAAGGAGGCCCGGGGTATGGGCCCCATGCCGGCAAGGGAAGAATCGTTTGAACAGAGAGCGGCCCGCGGCCTTACCATTGGCGGCGGGTTAAGCGGGTCTGGAATCACCGTGAAAGGTTTTGGCCCCGAAGGCATCCAGGGAGCAAGGTTCGGCGCCGAACGCCCAGAGGCTGGGTTTGTGTTACCCAGGGGCAGGGAGGGCGGCTTCATGGGCGGCTTCCAGGGTGCACCTCAGCAGCGCGGCATCGACTGGGCTAAAGGCACAGCAATAGACCAACCCCAAGCCCCCTTTATACCCACTGAAGGGATAACTACAAAGCTCTCTGAGCTTAGGGGCTCCACGGGGGAGTTGACCGAGCAGCTTGCCCTATTGGAACGGCAGGAAATGGCGTCTACAAAGACGACTCGCGAGGGGATAGTTGTTGCACAGAAATTTGAAGTTAAGCGGGCGCTGGTGAACGATACGGGAACAACCGCCCTGGCGATAATGGAAGATACTCACGTCGCCGAGCTTAAAAAGTTTGACATTGACTTACGAATCAAGGCCGCCCTTAAACGAGAAACCGTTTCGGCCCGCGCGGCGGAAAAAGACCGCACAAAAGCAATAGCAGAGCAAAGAGAAGAGCTGGCCGACCAAAAAAGGCTTTACTCCGCATTAAGCGGGGTAATCGGACAATTTAATAGCCAGCTGGGGGCGATGGCTTCGGCTGTGGGTAATTTTGCAACAGGTGGCACCAAGGCTCAATTAGCCACGGATTTATTGTCAGTTGCTGTTAATCATTTTGCAGCGGGAGCACAAAAGGCAGCGGATTCTCTTCAAAGGACAATCAACACCGTCGCGCAGGCCGAGGCGGCAGCTCGCCCGATAGGCGAAGCCTTAACCAAACAATTAGATCCAGAGGCTCATAAGGCCTCCCTTGAGAGGGTGACAGAAGGAATTCAAGAATGGTTTGATCAAAAGACAATCATTCCACAGAAAGACGATCGACAGGGCCCCCCCCAAAGGCACGACATAGCTAAATCAGTGGCGGAAATGATGAGGTTCGCCGGTCTGGTGGAAATGAACTGGGGGGCTGACCCTGCAGAGTGGGGCAGTGATGTTGCGCCTGCGCTAGATCAAATGGGAACAAACGCCCAACAACTTCAAACAGACCTCCTCAATCTCGGCATGACGTGGCAGGAGGCGATTGTTAGCGTGCTTAGTGTCGAGGATGCTTTTTCTTCTATGAACAACGCGGCCCGTGATCTGGCGAATACGATGGATCGGTCCGTGGCAATA